AGTAGGAACGTGCTTATTCTCAATCACCAGCTCTTCGGTGGCAAGCAGTTTAGCAAGTTGACCCTTGATTTCTAGATTGACGCCCATCGGAGTTCCTTTCGTATGAGGCCATAATACGACGAAACCTCCCGTTTCTGGGAGGTCATGTGCCGCTTCTTAAACTGGCGCAATGCTTCACGCCGTGCTCTCATTGCTTGAGGTTTAAGTTTTCGTTTTTGTTCTTTTTTAGAATGGTGTTGCCAGTTTGGAGTGGTCATTTTTCTTGATGAATCAGGCCATCATACGAGAAAATCCTTTTACTTTTTCAAACTTTAGGACACTTTCAAATCTGTCCTCAAGACCAGTTTTGTGAGAGATAACAAAAACATTTGCATCTTGAATCACATAACGAATGATTTTAATAAACTCTTGCGTACCAAAACCATCAAGCGAACTATCAAACACTTCATCCATGATAAGTAGATTAGTATTAACTGAGTTTTTCATCCTTGCCACTTCACGCCAGGTAAAGAGTAGAGCAAGGTCGATTCTCATCTTTTCTCCTTCACTGAAAGAAGCATAAGAAAAAGTATCATGAATGGGGGACTGGACGGTTTCGTTGAATTCCTCATCAAGTGTGAAGTTAATGTAGAAGTCCATCATCTGAAGATAACGATTGACTTGCTGATTTATCAGCGGTAGATACTTCTTAATGATTTTGGATTTAACTCCACCGTCTTTAAGTAAACTATACGAAAAATCGTAATAGTTGATCGTGTCCTTACGTTGAGCGAGTTCGTCGTATGTAGTTTTTAAGTTTTCCTTGAAGGAAGCTAACTTGTCATCTTCAACATTTCTATTTGCAAGTTGGTCGGTAACTTTTTGAATTTCCGATTCCAGATCTCTGATCTGTCGCTGACATCCAGAAATCCTAGCATTGTTTTTAGAAATATCATTATTGAGTTGTGAGATCTCCTTCGATAGGGCAGTGAATTGACGCTCTCGCTCTTCTTCCTTTTTAATCGCATCTTCCAGTTCTTTATAACCAGATTGCAACTCTTTAGCTTTATCTTGAGCGTCACTAATCCTATTTATTCTGAAGGTCTCTTCAATGGACTGTGTGCAAGTAGGGCATACCGTATTCTCAGTGAAAAACTTGTGTTCTTTTGTAATTGTAGATACCTTGTTGGAAATCTTACCTTTCAGATTACCAAGTTTACGAAGTTTTTCAGTAGCTCCCGTATGAGTTTCAAGTCGTTGCTGCAATGAAGAAAGTTCCTCAGTAATACCCTCAGAGGCATTCATGAGGTCATTCTCTTCATTTAAAAGACCTTGAATCTTTTCTTCCTTCTCTTTGATATTTTGTTTACCCCGATTCTCAAGTTCTTCAATGAACTCTTTTTGCATTTGAACCTTATCTTTCAGAGTTTCTTTCTTTAACTCTAAAACTTTTAGGTCTTCTTTCAGGGTGCGAATCTTCTCTTTGATTACAATTCCCATCGAAGAGAAAATCTTAATGTCCAAAAGATCTTCAATCACCTCTCTACGATTTTGACTAGAGAGTTGCATAAAGGGAACAAAGGTGCTGCTACCCAGAATCACAATCTGAGTAAATGACTTATAGTTCATCTTGAGAACATTTTTCTCAAGCCACTTTTGTTGATCAAGTGCAGCAGCATCTTGATCCAGTTTACTATCACCACGATAGATTTCAAAAATGTTTGGTTTGATTCCCCGAACAACTTTCCATTCTACATTATTAACACTAAACTCAACTTCAACCCGACAGTCCTTTTCATTAACTGAGTTGGGGAGTTGTGGTTTATTGATTTTGCGAAATGGTTTTCCATACAAGGAAAATGTAAGAGCATCCAATACTGTACTCTTACCTGCACCATTTGATCCAATAATCAAAGTAGTGGCATTTTTTTCAAAATCAATCTCAGTGTACTGATTTCCAGTTGAAAGAAAATTTTTCCACCGAATTTTATGAAACGTAATCATTATTTGTAGGAGGAATCACAATGTCGTTTGGGGTGATGATTGTATAACGATATCCATGCAACTCGCAAGTTTTAATCATGATATCGTCGTCGATTTCTATAACATGCATCTCTGGAGAATCATTCTCCTCCAACATCATAGCATATCTTATGGCATCATCTTCTTCTTCAAAGATATAAAGTATATCTTCTTCATGTTCGTTCTTTACAGAATAAGCACCTTCTGTCTCTTTACCTAAAATCGTGAGTATATACATCAGACCATTTCACATGCCTCTTGATAGATTTCATTCACCATCCTTTTAATGGTTGACTTATCAAGATCTATTTCAGCCTCCTGAATATATCTATTCAGAATAGAAAGAGTGTCTTCCGATTCAAAGGCTTCAGAGTCAGATTCTTGGAACCATCCACCAAAATCATAGTTTTCGACTACTTTCAAATCTGCGATTCCAGAAGCATAAAGTTTGTCAATAAACTTTTCAAACTTTTTAGTATCCGATTTTTTACGGACAACAACCTTTACAATCTTATCTTCATACTCTCTAGTGTCGAAAGTTTGATGATTAGTATCCTCATAATAAATCGCATAGAACATTTTATAAGGATTATTGACTGGTGTCGCTTCTAGAGTTTCAGTATCAAAAATATGAAAACCGCGAGTATCGTTTACATCAGTCCAATATAGTTCGTATGGATTTCCTAAATATGAGATGTTGTCGATAGTAGATCTTGTATGGTAGTGACCTGAAAAGACCTTAGAGAACTTCTTATATAACTCGCCTGATGCACCATGCTCCATGACGATTTGTCGATTAACTCTAAATCCTGCGAGCTCAAGGTGCCCCATCGCGCACTTGCAACTTGTCTTTTCAATAAGTTGATAAGTTTCTTTTTCATTTTCTTGATTGATCCAAGGGATAAACAAAACATCCAAGTTGCCAACCTTTACTTCAGTTGGTTTAGAATATGCAGTGACATTATCATATTCTCTCAGCAGAAGATCTGCAGCATTTACATCATTAGTATTCTTATAGTAGGCAGTGTGATTTCCAATAATGGTATGAACATGAATACCCATTTCTTTTAGGCGATCATAATAATGATTTTTAGCCCATGCCAAAGCAGAAAAATCGATTCCCTTACGACTATCAAAGGTATCACCCATATCAATGACATGAGTAATACCTTCTTTTTCCAGAGTAGGAAAAAATACGTCGTTATAGAACTTCAGGAAATAATCGTGAAATAGTTTAGAGTTTTTACGGGCACCGAAGTGTTGATCCGTAATAATAGCAACTTTCATCCGTAACGCAGTTTGGAATGCACAGCATCTTTGATGCTATTATAGTCGGAATAATTGTTGCCGTCAATAGTGTTGTTGTCATCAAACACTTGATCGAAGCCAGTTCTCTCCAGGATTTTGTTCTTGATTTCCAGTTGCTTCTTTTCTTTCTGAATGCGTCTCAAGAAGGCGTAGTGAATAATCTGAGTGAAGTAGGCAAATGGATTTTGCGATTTTGCTGGATCAAAGTTATGAACATATTGAACGCAGTTTTCAATGCCATCACAAATCATATCGTCCTTGAACATATAGTTCACAAAGTTTGGTTTGAACGACAAATGTGTAGCAATCTTCAAGAAACACTCTCCCAAGTAGTTTGAGATGGTTGGTTTACCTTCCCAACGCTTTGCTCTCTCTTCCTTTGGTTGTTCTTTTAAATCCTTACCAAACTTTTTCAAATATGATGCTTCGACTTTAGTGCGATATACGATTAAAGCTTCTAATAGTTCTTTGTTGTTTACATAGTGTTCTGACCTTTTTCTTTTGGCCATGGTATTGGTAATCATAAGTTTATATGTCCTACTATGTAGACATTCTATCATTTTTCCAAATACTTGACAATAGTGTAAAATCCCAGTAGAATATGCCTTGTCAAGGTTGATAGAAAAGCTTTAGCCTTTATTGAATATCTTCTCTAATACTTCTTTAGCATCAGCAACAGAGGAGATATAACCCATTTCTCTTTGACTGAGTTTGTATCTACTCGTATCATCACTACCTTCACTATCAGATTGTCTTACATAGTTTTGATACATCATTATCATCTCTACATCAAAAGATTCTGAGAGAGTTAATACGTCATTGATATTGATAATGAACATATCATCTGTTGTTGTCTTTAACCAAGGTTCTATCTTGTAACCCATAATGTCACCAGATCTTCCTTTAATTTGAACAACATTAATTGGATTAGAAACTATTAGCATAGTTCTATCATCTTCTTCAGATGCAGCTACTTTTGCAAATATTTCTTCTCCACTTTTAAACTTTATGGTTGCGTAAAAATCATCTTCTATCATTTTCCCTTTAGTTGTATTGTGATTATGTCATAATTAAAATTTTCTTCATTGTAAATTTTAATTCTCTCTATGAAATGATTTAAAGTATAGTTTCGTCTTGATTTAGTAGAACAATCATCAGCGATGTCATAGAGCATTGCTTTAGTTTTATTCTTTCCCTTTCTAAGTACTCTTCCAATCGATTGTAGATTTCTAACCCTGGACTTGCTTGGTGATGCGAAGATAACGTTGTGGAGATTTTTAATATTAATACCTGTAGAAAAAGTTCCATAAGATGCAACAATGATTGCGTTGTTTTCTCGCTCTGTAATTTCTCTTACTTGTTCTCTTTCTTCTGTATCAACTCCACCGTGGACAAAAAATACTTTTCGGTTATCTTCTTTGGAAGTATTTATCTTTTCATATAAAACGGCAC